CCGACATTTTTGACGCAAATTTAGCAATTCAGCTCCATTTTGAAGGTCAAAATTTGGGTGATGATTTAAGGATTTTGGGTTTTGAATTTGGCGAAATTATGATTGATATTTAGTTTTAAAAAACAAGGAAAGCTATGCCACATAACGATTTAGAGAATATTTTAAATTTCAGCGTTGAAAGTCAAAAACAACGAAATAAAAAAATTGAAAAAATGATTGCGCTCAAAAAAGAGGCAAACGCGCTTGAAAAGAGGGTTTACGTCAAAAATATCAAAGATGTGCCAAGAGAATTGATTTTTTCTGATAAAACATTTTGGTGCGCAACAAACCTTGAAACGCTTGATTCATTTGAATTTACAGGAACCATTGTCGGCTTTCACGCCCTCAGACAGAAAAAATTGCGCGAAATGCTCATAAATGGCGAAATTGACGCGTTTGATTCGGGCAAATTTTATATGAAATTTTTGTATATGAAGCCCTAAAATGCTTATAAATCGCACACATTAGCTAATTATTTTAAAAAAGGATAAAAAATGACATATTTTGATTTGTTTAATAAAGTGATGTTGGAGCTCAATTACAGGCCAGTAAGCGTTTTTGAGAACATTTTTAAAAGCGAACATTTAAAAATTTTAGATAATTTGAATTTGGTTAATTCAGAAGTCCTGCAAGCTTTTGACTGGAATTTTTTAATCAGAAAAAAGCATGTTTGTTTAGAAAATGGCGAAATTTCAGTTGAAAATGCCGTTGATGGCCGTCCTGTCAAGGTTATGGAGGGGTCAAGGCAGTTAAAATATAGTCCTTATTATGAAAAATTTTATGCTCAAAACCCGCCCTGTGCGTCTTATAGCGTTTTTGGGGATGATTTATTGTTTAAAAAGTCACAAAAAAAGCGCAATTTCACGGTTTATTATTGCACGAATAAAATTGTGAAAGGCAAGGCTGGCGAGGAAAAAGAGCAATTCACGGACAAAGATGATACATCAATTATGCCAATGCCTTACGCAGAGCAAATTTTGGTTTATGGGACTTGCCTGAGGACAAAAGCAAACCCGAATTTCCCAAAATTTGCGTTTTGGAATCTGATGTTTAAAGAAGCGCTTTTGAAGCTTAGAGCGACTTGCTCCAAAACCTTTGAAGAATGCCCTTTTATAAGCTTATCGCCTGTGAAAAAAGGTCGTTAAGCGCAACAAAAAGGCGCAAAATGCGCGCCTTAATATAAATAAAAAGGCGCAAAAACTGCGCCTTATCAACTATTTAGATATAGAATTTATTTTGTTTCGTCAAATTCAAGTAAATCAGTATGAATTTCTGTAACTGGTGCTTGGAATGGGTTGAAATTCACTGCAATTGCCTTTCCTAAGCTTGTAAAGAAGATAATCGCAAAAATAATTGTGAACAAGAACGCCAAACCTTTTTGCAGGTCAGAAAATACGAAAATGCCTTTTTTCTTTTTGATTTCTTGTGTTGTCTTAAACTCATCCTGACAAGGTTTATAAGGCAAACTGTCTTCCATTTTTTCCAAAACATTTGCATATTTAATTTTAATTAAAAATTGATATGAATCAAGGTTAATATACCACAAAATGCCCACCACAAGACCAATTGCGCCGATAATTGCGCTAATTAAATAATTTGGCGTAAGGGTGTACATAATAGCTGAAGTTAATAACAAGAAAATTGTTAAACTCAAATAATAACGGTTAGTTGCAAAGTTTCTGTCAATAAACTTTTCCTTCGAACTTGTGTAAGCCTTGTAAATCTCCACTAAATTTTTTTGTTCATCAGTCATAAAAAATTCTCCTTCAATGTTCTAATTATACAAAATTTTCGAGGTATGTCAATATGTTTAAAGCCATAATCCCCTTTATAGATAAATGTAGTTATTTTGACCATTTAAAAATCATGGCGCAGGTTTTTGCGCTTTTAAAAGCGAATTGTCACGCGCTTTTTGACGATTTTGTTCTGGAAAGTGAAAAAAGCATTTTTAAAAATATTTTTGAATTTGTTCAGCATTTTTTGCCATATTTTTGGGTGTTTCTTGATGAAAAAAATGAGTTTATGGGCTTTTGTTATTTATATGGTGTCAAAGAGGCTGAAAACCAGTTAAAATCGGCATTTATAACGGTTTGTTTTAAAAGAAAATTCTTTAATAAAGCTGTTCGTAATGTCGCATTTGATTTTGTGCCAATGTTATTTCATAAATATAAATTTGATAAATTAAAAGCCGAATGTTTTAGTTCAAACCCAAGCGCAACAAGGCTTTTAAAAGATTTAAATTTTAAATTTAAGGTTAGATTTGAAAATGAAACCGTGGTTTGCGGGAAAAAAGTTGATTTAAATATTTTTGAACTTGAAAAAAAAGACTTAAAGCCTTAAAACCCTTGATTTAAAAGGCTCTTTATGAAAAATTTTGTCCATTTTTCAAAAATTATTTTGTCAAAATGGGCGTTAAAAAAAATCTGTTTAGTTAAAAAACGAAAGGAAAACTTATGTCAAATTTACCATACGGACCAAACCCAAACGCAAGTTACACAGGCTTTGTGGGCGAAGTTTGGAGCCAAAAAATTAACTTAGGATTAAACCAAAATTGCGTTATGCTTCAATGCGTTAACCGCGACTGGCAAAGTGAAGCAGACAAAGGCGTTGAGGCAATCAATATCATTTCGCCAACTGATGTTTCTATTGCACAATATACAGGCGAATTTGAAGGCTATGAAACAATTTCAGGCGGTTCAACAGTTTTGCATCTTGACCAAAATGTGTCATTCGGTTTGACAATTCCAGACATTGATCAGGCGCAAAGCAACGTCAGCATTGCAGATACAGTGATTAAAAAGGCGCAAAAAGCAGTTGAAAGCGCAATTGACAAATATTTATTCAGTTTTTATACAGATGCCCAAAACACGCTTGGCACAGTGGAAAGCCCTGTTGAATTAACTCCTGAAACAGTTTACGCAAAATTTGTTGAGCTTGCAAAAACTTTGAAAAATTCAGGCGCACTTTCTTCAAACAACACAGGCTGGGTGGTTGTAAACCCTGCTGTGGAAGAAGTTTTGCTTTTATCTAAACAATTTACAGGCGCGTCTGGACTTGGCGATTCTTCAATCAAAAATGGCGCAATTGGCCGAATTGCGGGCCTTGACGTTTTAGTTAGCGCAAACGTAGGCGAGCTTACAGATGGCAAATACGTTGTTATGGCGGGCGTTAACGAGGCAATCACTTACGCTTCACAACTGAAAAAAATTGAAACTTTAAGAGCTGAAAACTCATTCTCATCAATTATAAGAGGTCTTTATACCTTTGGTGGCTTGACTTTACAGCCAAAAGGAATTGCAAGTTTAACATGCACTCCTGCTGTTTAAGAAAATTTTTTTTCTTGTGTGGTTTGACCAAAAATCAAGCCACACAAGCTTTTTAAATAAATTCTAATATTAATTTTAAGGAGAATTTTATGCAAAACTATAATTTTATGGGTCAAAATCCAGATGATAACCTAAATATGGCGCAAAATGCCTTAAATAAAGCAATTCAGCCTGATTTGAATAAAAATATGCTTGACCCCCAAATTGCAAAATATATTGATAATCTTACCGCTTTTGGCGTTTTCACACCTGAGCAAGGACAATTTTTAAAACAAAATTATTTAAATATAACAAACGCACTAAATGCGCCAAAAGTGGCTAAGGATAATGTTTTTAAGGAAAATGTAAAAGAAATTCAAAATTTGTCTGGGGGTAAAATTTTATCTGAAAATTTACATTCAGAGGATGATAAAAAATGCCCTCAAAATGCCAAAAATGCGCAAATTAACGAGATTTTGAGCGGATTTGATGAATTTATAAGCGCATATCCTGAATTTTTTAATTCTAGAGCGGACCTGAAGGCTTATTTAAAAGAAAATGGCGTGCATTTGGACAAAGCCGAATTTGAAAAAATCGCCAAAATGGTTGAGGCGCTTGAAATGCAGGCAGTTGAAAATTATAAGCAGGATTTAATGCACCAAAAAACTAAGGAAAACCTTAATAATGAGGCACTTTCGCGCCTTCAAACAAATTCAGCAACCGACATTTCAACAACTTCGCCTGAGGCGAAAACCCGCTTTACAAGGGCGCAAATTCGAAATATGACGGCCGATGAATTTAAGAAAAATGAAAAAGAAATTATGGAGCAGTTGGCAAAAGGGCTTATAAATTAGGCTTTTTGGCGCAAAATTAATATTTTAAGCTTAACATAAAAAAGATAAACACCATTAAAGCGGTTTATAAATCATTTAAAAATGGTTTAAAAAATCGTTTGAAATGGTTTTAAAATGCAAAATAATTTTGGTTTTACATTTAATAAAATCAAGCATTTAAAGCCATTTTCAAGACGCGCCAAAATCGCCTATATTGAATTTTCAAAATTTTTATAAGCTAAACCCCCAAGGAATTTTAAAAAATTGCTTAAAATCGATTTTGAAAGGAGCTTTTTTACATAATATCCATTATCTATACCTATCGAATAGGAAGTTTTTAAGCTTCAAAGACAATAATAACAACAAATTATTTTTCGGGCAAAAAAGAAGGGGTCAATTTGACCCCACTGCATACTAGCCGAAGCATTAACAACATGACAATTATACAAAATTTTTTTGGAAATGAAAAGGAAATGTTAAGAGATATTAACAAGAAAAACCGTTACCGGATAACCAAGGCGCAAAGGCTTTTTATTGAAGAATTTGTCAAAAGCCTGAACATCGAAAATGCGCTTGAAAAGGCGAATTTGACCTCTGTTGAAGAAAAAGACGAGATAAAACACGCGCTTTGCAAAAAGTCTTTTCAGCGCGAAATGAGGCTTGTAATCGAGGAAAAAGCGCGCCACCTCGAAATCACGAGGGCTTTCATTGTCCAAAAATATTTGGAAATTTTATATCAAACAAATGAAAAAAAAGACGATAAAGCCTTGAAAGACGCGTCTTTGGCACTTAAAGCGCTTGAGGGGTTATGTAAACAACTTACAAATTACAAATTTGATTCTGAAACAGAGCAAAACAGCCTTTCTGCCGTCATTTCGGGGCTTGATTTGAATAAAATTTGATATCCGGTTTCAAAATTTAAGGAGAAATTTATGCTAAATTATGTCAAAACCACATCACCAAAGGATTTTAGAGGCTTAGCCCAAAAAATTGGCAAGATGTTTGATAAATATAATGAAAAAAGGCAAAGCCAGTTAAACGACATAAAAGCTTTGCAAGACAAGGTTTTTGAACTGAATAACGGGTTTAATTCCTTTAATAACAGTTATTTGGAGCTTCCAAACGTCTATGAACAGCACCAGACCTTAAAAGCGCACCTTTTAGACAGCATTTACACAAGCCCCGCTGGGCTTTTTGACGTTTCTGCTTCAACATCTGAGGGGCAAAAATCTGCGATAAAACAGAAAATTATGCTTACAGACGCGCTTGAAAAAATGAAAATTGCAGACAAAATTGAAAAAATTATTGAAAATGTAATTGAAACAGGCGAATGCACCTTGTTTGTAAGCTATGAGGCGAAATATAAGCCCATAAGGCGCGCAGTTAAGGACTTTAAGGGCGATTTTTTTGTTTTTGAAAAGAAGAAAATTTTTGAAGGCGCAACGGTCAAAAACATTGATGCGCAAGACTTTGTGTTCGATATTGAGCAAAAAAATAACTGGAATGCCTGCAAGAAAATTTACCGCACATATGCAAGCTTAAACGAGCTAAAAGCCAATAAAAACAATACTTATCTTACAAATGAGGTAATTGAAAAAATCAAAAATTCAAGGCAAAATGCCAAAAACACTGATAAATATGGCATTTCAGACGATTCTGACAAAATTGAAATTTTGGAACTTTGGGGCGATATCGAGCTTGAAAACGGCAAAATTTACGAAAATCATCTTGCAGTTTGCGCCAATCGTGAAGTTATAATTCGTTTTGAGCCAAATCCTTATGTTGATTCGCCATTTATCCACGCAACCTTGCTTGAAAATCCGGCGACAAAGCGCGGAATTTCGCCATTGAAGGCAATTTTGCCTTTGCAGTTGGTTACAAATCAGATTATGAATCATCAACTGGATGCTTATTCGCTGACGGTGAATCCGCCTTATTTAGCGCCAAGCGGGGCTTTTAAGGGTGAGCAGAGGGTTGAACCTGGCAAAATTATTGAATATGACGCTTCGCTTTTGCCTCAAATGCCGACACCGCTTAATTTTTCAGGGGCGATAAATGGCTGGGATTTTGTTGAATATTTTAAGAACTCAATCGAGGGCACAACGGGCATTTACCGCACTATGGCGGGAAGTGTGGCGAACAAAAACAAAACTGCGACTGAATTAAATTATAGTGTGAGCGGGCAAAATACAAGGCTGAATTTGCTTCTTGACGGCATAAACAGAAAAATTATTTTGCCGATGGTTGAAAAAATCGCGGACACAATTGCAAATTTCAAATTCGGACGTGAGCTCATAACAAGGGTTTCAGAGGGTAAGACCGAAATTTTTGAAATCACAGACGAGATTCGCGCAGGTGAATATTTTTATAAATATTCAGACAGGAAAGCTTCGCTTGAACACAAATGGCGTCAAAAAGAGCTTGGCGACGTGATTTTGGCGTTTGCAAATATTCAGGAATTAAAGGAAAAAATTAACTGGATTGAGTGTTTTAAATTGTCATTGGAGCAGTTAGGCGTTGAAAATTGGGAAAAATTTTTAAATGCTGAAAGCGCGCAAAAGTGACGTTAAAACTGTAAATCCACGCTTTTTAAGCTGAATTTCAGGCTAAGAATTGCGCACCCCGCCGGCTTTGCGCAAAATTTAATTAAATTTGCTAATTTAAACAAAATTGCAAAATGCACGCAAAAGTGACGTCCCAAAGGTTTCAAGCGCGAAAATACGCCAAAAAGCTTTTGCTTGGGAGGGAAAATGCGCGCAAAAATACGCCAACAATTTGGCAAAGTTTATTCAAATTGATGTTGCAATATTTGGCGCCCCAAAGGTTTCAGGCGCGAAGATACGCCAATACGCTTTTACCCGAAGGGAAAATGCGCACAAAAGTGACGTTAAAACTGTAAATCCACGCTTTTTAAGCTGTATTTCAAGCTAAAACTTACGCGCAGGCTTTGCGCAAAATTTGATTAAATTTGCTAATTTAAACAAAATTGCAAAATGCACGCAAAAGTGACGTCCCAAAGGTTTCAAGCGCGAAAATACGTCAATACGCTTTTGCCCGAAGGGAAAATGCGCGCAAACCTTGCGCCCCAACTACATACCAACCGCCAAAACCACCACCGCACTAAGACAAAAAGAAATTCAAATGGAATATAAACTTTTAAAATCGCAAAAAGAATTTATCGAAATTCCACACAAAATGGACCTTGATGTTTGTGTTTATCAGGGCGGTTTTGGGAGCGGAAAGACCTTTGCAGGTTCGCTTTTGGGGCTTTTGCTGGCAATTAAATATCCAAAAATTTTGGGACTTGTTGGCGCGCAGACATATGCGCTTGTAAGAGATACGACTTTAAACAGCTATTTCGAACATTTAGAGCGTTTCAGGCTCAAGGAAGATAAAGATTATTATTATTCAAAATCCGAACAGAAACTTGAGCTTGCAAACGGCTCTGTGATTATGTTTCGGCACTTTGATGAGCCAAATAAACTGAAATCTTTGAACCTTGGTTTTGCTGAAATTGAAGAAATGTCAGACGTGCCATATGAAACATTTAAAATGTTGCTTGGTAGAATGAGGCAAATTCCAGTAAATTCCTGGAATAACTTTCAATATAGAATTTTTGGACACACAAATCCGGAACCCTGCAAAGGCTGGATTTATAAGACTTTCAAGGATAATCCGAAAAAAAATTACAGGCTGATTATTGCGCCAACAACAGAAAATATTTATCTTCCAAAAGGATATTGCGAGGAATTAAAAGGGTTATATGACGAAAAATACTATAAAATGAATGTTTTAGGGCAATTTGACGATTCGAAAAATAATCTTGTAGTTAAAGATTTTAGTGATGAAAATGTCTTAAAACTCAATTATGACGAGGATATTGAACTTCATATCACATGCGATTTTAATGTTGACCCGATGGCGTGGATTTTGGCGTATAAAGACAATAAAAAGGTTTATTTTATTGATGAAATTGTTCTTGAAAACACCACGACAGTAAGGTGTTGCGAGGAATTTTATGCAAGATATAAAAACCACAGGGCAAAAATCATCATAAATGGTGACGCATCTGGCGACAACAGAAGCACGCAGAGCGAATTTACGAATTATGTTTTGATGCGCAACCGCTTGAGTAGCTTGGGTTTCAAGGATATTGAAATTAAAATTAGAAACTTTAACCCGCCAATTAAAAATCGGGTAATGGCTTTTAATTCAATGATAAAAAGCTTTTCCGGCGAAAGAAGAATTTTTATTGACCCAAAATGTGAAAAATTACTTTATAATATTCAAAATTTGAAATATAAAGAAGGGTCGTCAAGCCTTGATTTGCCTACATATTATCAGATTCAGGCAAATCCTGAAGTGAAATTTTTAGGCCACCCTTTTGATGCTGCAAGCTATCTTGTAGAATATTATTTTCCAATTATGAAAATTTAAAATTGATTCTGAAATGTTTGTTGGAAAGTTCTGGAAAGTTTTGGAAAATCATTTTTTTTAGAATTAATTAAATTTAGAAAATTTAGAAAATATTTTCATATTATTTTTAAAAAAATGGTGAATATATTATCCGATTTTCTTGTTATAATTGCATTTAGAGTGTTTTGAATTTTCATGAATTATTTTAAATTTTTTTAAATTTTTAAACAAAATTTTTTAGTCAATTTTTTATTTTGGAATTAAATTTAAAAAATATAAAAACCCAAAATGCACTATTTAAGTGCATTTAAAGGTTTAATAAAGCTTAATTCCAAAAAATGTTTTTTTGGTTTTTTCTTCTAATTCAGCAATTTGCTTCTTTAAAGCTTCTATTTCAAGGTTTTTGGCGTTTAATTCTGCGCTAAGTTCAAAATATTTGCTTTGCCAAAATTCAAATTTGTCTTTTTCTTCGTTTCTAATAATTTCCAGTTGTTTATATTTACCAGCTTCAATTGCAAGATTTTTTAATTCCTCAACAAGTTGGAAAGTAATGTTATCATTGGCAATTTCAGAATTTTTTGAACTTGTTTCTCTGTAAAATTCCGCGGAAATTGTTGGAATTTCTTGGAATTGGTCAGAATTTTGCTGATTTTGTAAAATTTGTTTTGATGCCTTATTTCGCTTAGATTTAAGGTTCATTTCACGAATTTGGTTTGCTTCTTTATTGGAAATTACAATAATTTTTCCATTCGGAGATTCTTCCGTTTGCAGTTTGCCTTTATCTATCCAGGCATAAACCGAAGATTGGCTCATTAAAAGGATTTCTTGCGCTTCCTGAATTGTAAGTCTTAAATTTTCCATTTTTGTTTCCTGTAAATTTTAGTAATTTTTAGTAATTTCTATTATTTTCTAAATCTTTATTGACAAATATTATAACATGTTTTATCATGTCATGCATAGTTTGTAAAGAAAAGTTTAGAAATTTTTTGCAAACTGCTAAAAGCCAGATGAGATAAGGGTTTTAGTAAAAGAGAAAAATTGGAGGTGAAGAAAAAAAGCATGCTTTTGGGCAAATTTTGTAATTAAAACAAAATAAAATTGGTAAATTAGATGAAATTTGCGAAAAGATGCTAAATTAGAGAACAATTAAGATTTTAAGGGAAGTTTATTTGGGTTTAAAAAACCTAAATTTGTTTGAAAATTGAATATAAAAAAAGAAAAAGTGCCTCAAAAGAAGCACAAATCAACTACATTTAATGTTATAGCATAAAACTTGTTATAATGCAACTTTTGCTGTAAAAAATACCGACATTTTGACGCAAATTTTCATAAATTTTGACAAAAAATCAAAAAATGGATTAAAGCAAAATTTTGGTTATGGTGATAAGAATTAGAAAATTTTAAAAAATTTGATAAATTTAAAGCCGATATGTAGTTGATGACAAGGGAAAATTGAAGAAATACCTTGTAAAATCGCCTTTTTTAGCAAAATCAATAAAAATCAAGATCAGAAAAAATGCTAAAAATTTAATGCAAAAAACTAAGCGCAAATCTGCAAACAAAGAAAAAGCCAATAAAAAGGCGATTTTTAAGCGTCAGGCGTGACATTTAAAGGGTAAAAAGCGCCAAACAAGCTAAAACTAAGCGAACATAGCGCGCAACCAACTAAACGCAAATGGGCAAAGTGTCTAACAAGCTAAAATAAATGCGCAAAGTGCGCAGACAACTTTCAAAAAACATCAGGGCAAAGTAGGTTAAGAAAATGGCGCGAAAGCAAACAAATTCGAAGGGTAATTCTGGCGCAAGGGTTTTAGGCATTGAGAACAAAAATCAAAAGTCTAGAAACACGCAAAAAAGCGGGCAAAGGTTTTAGGCATTGAGAACAGGCGAAAAATCAAAAATGCGCGGTAACAACAAACACAGCAAGGGCTTTAGACATTAAGGACAAAAAATCAAAAGTCTAGAAAAAAAGCAAAAACAAAGCGAGCAAAGGTTTTAAGCGCAAAGGATAACAAAAGCCAAAAAGCTAAAACATAAGCGCGCAGGGGCAAAAATAAAATCAATAAAATAAAGCTAAAACAGGCAAAAATCCATATAAAGGCTTGCGCAAAGGGTTAACACTTTTAAAGGTAAATCAAACGCAAAGGACCGGCTAAAACAGGCAAAAAAGCCATTAAAGGCTTGCGCAAAGAGGAAATTAAACCTTAAAACCCTATTGAACACAAAGAAACAAAAATACATAAACAACAAACCTAAAAAAGCGTCAAAAGGCCTTTACAATAAGCAAAACACCACTAAAAAGCAAATTAAGACGCTAACAAAATCACAAAACTAAATCAACTACAAATTTGAAGGAGAAAGATATGAAACAGAATTGCGAAGTTAAAGAAAACCAAATAAATACCGGAATTAAGCCACACCAGGCGGATTTTGACCTCACGCAATACGAACTGACAAAAGCGCTTTACACAAGCTCAATTTTTTCAAAATATGACCTAAACCCAACAACAAAGCTCTTTTTGTGGGCATTGTGTACGCATTTTAATCCGAATAAAGAAGATATGTTCCCATCTCAAACAAATGTTGCCAAAAAGCTTGGCATAAGCACAAAATCGGCTGAAAGAGCGGTCAAGGAATTGACCGAAAACGGCCTTATCGCATACACGACAAAACGCGTCAACCACTATGTTTTTAGCGAAAAATTTTTTGAAATGGTCAAAAAGTCTGTAACTGTAAGACAAATTGTCGGAAACAAGATACGTCAAAATGTCGGACTAACAAATAAACATGAACAAGAAAAAAACAAAAATTTTAATTTAAATTCTAATTTTCAGTTTAAAAGTTCTATGCAAAATGGCGGAAAAGCCCTTCCGACAGTTGAAGAAACCGAAAAATATATTGAGGAATTTAATTCCGCGCGCAAAAATTGCAAAAATCCCTTAGAATACAGTTGTGACGAGGCTTTTAGGTGGTTATCAACAACGCCAAAATGGCTGATTCAAAGATCAAAAGTCGCAAAAGTTTTAATTAAGAAATATGGCTTTGACGAGTTCGAGCTGGGCGTGTGAAGCTTAATTTAGCCAGTTCAAGCTTGGGCGTTTGAAGCTTGATTTAGCCAGTTCAAGCGGGAATTTAAGGGCTTTTTAAAGTTAGTTTAATTGGGCGTTTGAAAGACTTCTTGACAGATTCAGGGGTACACCATTTTCCACTCAAAAAAAAGTTTTACATTTGGAAAGTTCTGGAAAAGTTCTGGAATGCCTTGTTATTATTGCTTTTTAGAAAAGTATTACGTATTTTTACCTAAGTATTACTACGGATTTTATTCATCAAAAAAGTTGCTATAATCCAAGTATAGTAAGATTTTCGAGGGGTGAAAAAAACAAATGAAAGAGAGAAAATTCTGGAAAAACAGTCAAAAAATAATCTATTTTCATAATGCAAAAACCGATTTTCCAAGTCAGTAATACTTTTTAGTAATTCTATCCGAGCGGGGAATTAACCAAAATTCCCCTTTTTTTGAAAAATCGAGCTCAAAATTAAATTTCAAAAAAAACGCCGAAAGTTAATAAAAATATACAAAAAATTTTTCTGCGCGGAAAATATATCAAAAAAATTTAACTTTGAGCATGTAGAATTATTGTTGATAGGTTAAAAAATGAATTTGACATCTAGAGAAGAACAAATCTTGTCTTTGGTGGCAACAGGTATGAAAGACAAGCATATTGCAGATTTCGCGGGAATTTCTGTCCGCACGGTGCAAACGCATATGTCAAGAATTTTCGTAAAATTTGACACTCAAACCCGCATGGGGGCGGTGCTTAAATATCTAGAAATCAAGGCTTTTGACCCACCGGCGATTAAAATCAGCCAAAAAAGTCTTGTACATAAGCGAAATTATGGCAGATAAAAGCAAGTTAAATTCTTCAAACCAAAACCCCCAAAACACTTGCCACACAAACATTTTAATCAATTTAAAAATAACACTATGCAAAAATTTTATTATAATCTATCTGGCGGAATAAACACAAACAAGACCAAAATCGGCTTAGGACAAGACACTAAGCGATTATTTTGGGCTGATTCAAAAAACATTGAAATTTTCAAAAATCAGGGAATCGCGCGCCAGATGGGCAACAAGCTTTTAATCAAGGAAGAAGGCAAAATTTTAGCGTTGCATGAATATCCTAAAAACAGCGCCAATATTGTGTTTGCGCTTTTAAAAGAAGATTGTTGCGAAATTTATTATTATGATTCAAAAACTTACCAAAAAACCCTGATAAAAACTTATCCTGCGGGCATTTCCAGAATTTCTTTTTGTGAATTTTTATCTGGACTCCTCATCGCACCTGATAATCAGGGCGCTGTTTACTATAATGTCAACTCCCATAACGCTTTACAGGATTTGAACCTCAAAGATGCAGACGGCAACATAATTTCAAGTGATGTTATTTGCATCTTTGCGGGCAGGGTTTTCTGCGCAAAAGGCTCAACCGTCTATTTTTCGGCGCTTGGCACGTTCGATAATTGGGAAGAAGAAAATGATGCAGGCTACATTTCAAAATTCCATTCGTCAACGTCTGAAATCATTGCTATGGTTAATTATCAGGGCAATTTGGCAATTTATAAAAGTGATTCAGTTTTTCTTTTGTCAGGGTCTGACCCTAGCAATTTTATGATTACAAAATTTGCAAACAAAGGTGCGCTTTCGCCAAAAAGCGTTGTGACGGTTGATAATCGCCAATTTTTTGTGACTGAAAATGGTGTTTTTTGTCTGGAACAAGCAGGAATTTTGTCGCAAATTATGATGTCTGGCGAAATTTCACAAAATATAAAAGAATTTTTTGCACAAATCAACTACGCAAAAAACCTTGAAACCTTTGTCCTGCCTTACGAATCAAAAAACCAAATTTGGTTTTTCCTAGCTTTTAAGAACAACGAGTTTCTAAACCAAATCTGGATTTATGATTTTGTGTGTGATGCCTGGTTTAAAAGGGTTATACCTTACCAAATCACAAGCGGGGCAACTGTTTCGGGGCAAATTTACACAGGCTCAAACGAGGGCGAAATTTTTGTTGAAAATGTTGGAAACAATTTTGCCTCAAAGCCTATTGAATTCAGCTTTTCAAGCCCATTTTTCAATTTTGGAGCGCCATCAAAAAGAAAAATCATTGAGGATTTTAACCTGATTTTTGATGAAACAGTTGATAATCGTTTCAAATTCAGTGTTTCCAAGGATTATTTGCAAAGCGCAAAAGATGAGGTCGAATTTGTAAATCTGCTTGACCCAAATTGCCTGATGTGGGCTGATGACAACACATCTGACGATTTTAATTCAGTTTGGGCAAATGATGATGAATTTTCATTCACATGGGCAACATCAAGCGAAGAAGCCTATAAAACCGACATTTTTGACGCAAATTTAGCAATTCAGCTCCATTTTGAAGGTCAAAATTTGGGTGATGATTTAAGGATTTTGGGTTTTGAATTTGGCGAAATTATGATTGATATTTAGTTTTAAAAAACAAG